AAGCCCCTGGGACTCACCACCTCGCTATAGTTCACTAGCTCGGTGCAGAGTTGCTTGTAGAGTTCGTCAGCGGACTCGCGCCTTATGTACGTGTTGAGCACGTCGTGCCTCCTGTGTATGGACGATGAGGCGGGCAGGGACAACTCGACTCGCTGTCCCCGCCCGCAGAGGCACTGTCAGTAACCCGGCTGGCTGGCGAGGTCGGACTGGGTCTGCTCGGGAGCCGCGAGCGCCGCGTAGTCTACCCTGCGCTCGGGGAGGGCGAGGCGCTCTTCCTTGGTGAGCGCGTACTGGCGCTCGTTGACGTAGCCCTCGAACTTGATCACGGGCGCGAACCACGAGCCCTTCTCGTTGCTCCGCTTCTCGTTGGTGAGCTGCCATATGAGGTAGTAGGGCCGGGCCTTCACGCCGTTCTCCATGACGTGCGTGACCATGAGGCGGTTCCACTCCTTCGCCGCCTTAATCATGGACGAGGAGAGTGAGAGTACGCACGGGCCCTCCGACTCGTGGCCGTCGACGAGGATCATGTAGACGTAGTTCTCTTGCAGGAGGTTGCCCTCCTTGGTCTTCCACGCGCCGAAGGTCCTGTCGACGGCGATGCGCTCGGCATTCTCGACGTCGTGGTACCCGACGAACCCGCCACGGTTCGGCTTCCACTCAATGTAGATGTGCTCGAACTTGAGCACGATGCACCTGAGCGTCTTTCCATAGCCGTCCTTCGTGAGGGTGTTGAAGAAGTCGCCCTCCTTCAGGCCGGGAATCTGGTCGGGGTTGTCCTCCTCGATCTGTGGGGTGAGCTTCTGGGCGATGCGCACGAACGGCACCGCCATGGTGTCCATGCGGACGTCCTCGAACCCCTTGAGGTCGTCGCCCGCCATGTCGAACTGCTCGGCGGCCATCTTGAGGGTGTCCGTGGTCTTCTGCTCGTTGGTGTCCATGATTGCTCCTTTACTCAACACTGCTCGCGGCGCTACGCGTCGCTTACTTTACCTTGGTGGAGAAGAACGTGAAGGCGTTCATCACGCCCGCGACGTCTTCCTTGCGAAGCGCCCGCCCGCTCGCCACCGCCTCTGCGCGCTCCTCGGGTTCCATGTCGAGCGCGAGCAGTTTCGTGGTGTACGCCTTGAGGGTCTGTGGGTGCACGCCCCTGTCGGACGTGAAGGCGTACTCGTAGCCGTCGAGGAAGGTCATCAGCTCCTCGAGCTTGGCGTCGGACATCCTGTCGAAGTGCACGTGCAGTTTAATGATGTCCTGCTCGTTGCGCCGCCTGAGGAACTCGAAGAACGCCGACTGTTTCTCGGGCGGCACGGACACCGACACGTTCTCCTTGACGATGACCTTCTTACCTGACTTGAGCCGCAGCTCCGAGAACCCGTGCTGCAGCATCACGCTGGGTATCTCGTCCTGACCGAGGCGACGGAGCTTCTCAGTCTCCGCCTTGAGTTCCTCGGTGAGGTCGTCGACCACGCTCGTCTGTCGCACGAACGCGTCGACGAGGTCCTCGAGCTGCTTGAGCTCTGATCCACTCGTGGCCTCTGCCTCGGCCGGCGTGACTGCGTCGTCGAGCAGAAACTTGGGCGCGCGCTCTGCATCGCTCATCCCACTCACCTCCTAGTACAACGAGAACTTTGTCAGGTAGAGCTCCATGAGCTCACCGTTTCGCGACAAGAAGTCAATGGCCTCGTGTATGGTGTCCTCGACCTCGGCCTGCAGGTCATCCCAGCTCTTCACCTCGTACTCGACGGCGTGGCGCGATATCAGCTTCTCGCTCGCATTGAACTCGCCTACCAGATACGTGAACTTCGACACGTGTTCGTTGAGACAGTAGAGCTTGTGCTGCGCCGTCGACAGGTACTTCTTCTCCCCCTTGTAGTCGCTCGTGGTCTTTATGTCCTTGATGTGGTCGGGGAAGAACACGTCAATCTTGCCATAGATGCAGTACTGTTCGCCGTCTATGGTCATGTACGACTTGGTCTTACGCTGGAACTGTCCGCCCCTGCACTGCTCGACGAACCACTTGAAGTCCTCGGAGCTCTCAAAGGGTTTGGTGTTGCCCGCGCACGCGTACACCGCGTCCTCGAACTTCGTGCCGAGCAGCAGTGCGGGCCCGGGCGGGGCACTGTAGTCGCGCGCGAGCGTCGCGCGCAGGTCGTGCACAGCCTTGGACTTCCACGAGTCGGGGCAGTGCTTGAGCCAGTCGATTGAGCCGAGCAGCGAGGCAGTCACGAGACGACTCTTTGGCATCTATTCCTCCTATCCCTCTATGTCGCGCAGTCTCGGGCTGCGCCTGCGCGCCGCGTCGGACTCGGCCTGCGCCTCGTCGTACGCGTCGCCCAGGCCCAGCAGGTCTACGCGCAGTATCCTTCCAGTGCTGTACGCCTTGACCAGGGCGGCCAGGGCGTGCGCCATGTCCCACTCGGGTACCTCGCGCTTGTCGCGCTTGACAGTCTCTAAGGTGTCGGCGAATACTTCGTCGCTCACCACGGCAAACACTCTTCTCGGCATGTCAATCTCCTAGCGTGAGCGCATAACTCATGAGCTTATAGCAATCGTCGGCCTGCCTGACGGCGTCGCCGAGCGAGCAATGCTCCGGTAAACTCCGCAGCTCGTCGAGCCGCGAGAACAGGTTGAGCTGCTCTCCGTTGGGATGAGTCACGTAGACCAAGACCTCGGGCGGCACCATGCGACGCAGCGTCCTGTAGCACAGTTCGTTGTAGAACTTGAACGGCCACTCTACGCCCGCGGCCACGAACGCGGCATGGAGTATAGGCGCGTCGAAGTTCGCGCCATTCGACCACACCACTACATCTTCGGGATCGAGCGGCTCGTTGTAGGCATACGACAGCGCCCACTCGCTGAACTGCCTGCATGCGCTGGCCAGCGGGACACGCGGCGGGCTAAACAGTTCGCGACACACGACGGTGTTCTGCTTGGTCCACCACGCGATGGTGGCCGCATCCATGTGCAGACCCACGCCTATGCACGATGCGACGTCGACGAGTTCGTGGAATACCTTGTGCACCTCCACGCCCTCGGGCGTGAAGAACGCCGCGCCGATCGACACCACTGCGCAGCCCGGGCGCGTGCCCAATGTCTCGATGTCCAGCATCACGTGATACTTAGTCTGCAGGTCGTTAGTCATACTACTCGCTCCTTTCCTACTGACTATATGGCGTCACTCACTACTCGCATGAATGCATCACTGGACATGCGTCGAGTCCCCCTGCTCGGCCTCAGCCTGCTCTGCCGGTTCTGCGAACAACTCGAGTAAGCTTACAGACTTGAAGTAGTCATTCATGTCGCGGCCCTGTCGTATGTTCTCGACTATCTTCTCGTCCACCGTGCCCTTGACTATTATGTCCTTGTAGACGCACGTGCACTTCACACCGATGCGGTGACTGCGGTCCTCGGCCTGGAGGCGCGCCTCGGTGTCGAAACTGTTCGAGAAGTAATACTGCAGCGTGGCGTTCTGCAAGTTCAGGCCGAAGCCCGCCGTGGCGGCGTTGCCCACGAACACGTCGTACTCCCCGGCCTGGAAAGCCTTTATGATGCGCGAGCGCTCATAGTCGCTAGTTCCTCCGTAGTACAGGCAACACCGGTAGTCGTGCTTGAGCTGGTCATAGATGTACTTCAGCTCGGGCACGAAGTGCGCCCACACTATGACCTTGGTATCAGACCCGACCTCGTCTAGGTCCTCGCGCAGCGCCTCAAGCTTGGCGTTGTAGGCGCCTATGAGCTGGCCGTCAGTCACCTGCCGCTCGTACCACACTCGCGCCGTCGGGTCAAAGTGCTTCTCGTCGCGCACATACGGGAAGAACCCGCCCACGACCTGCATCAGGCGTGTCATGAGCGCGACCTTGTTGAGCACGGTGAGTTCCTTGTCCGCGTACTGGGCTATGAGGTCGTTCTTGAGCGCGCGGTACACTTTGGCCTGCTCAGGCAGCATGTCGACGTACAGGGTCTCGTACACCTTCTCGGGCAGGTCGAGGCAGTCCTCCTTACGCACGGAGAACACGTCCTTGGCTATGTACTCGCGCAGCTCGTCGAGGCGCTTGAAGCGCGTGTACTCCGGGTGCTCGGCTATGTACCTGACGTTCTTCTCTGACACGCCACGAAGCGTGGCGATCACGTCGTAGTCGTCGGGCATGAGCTCGCCGCCGCGCTGCGCGCGCGTCTTGGCGATTGCACTGGCGACCTGGGCGTACGTACGCTCGTCGATGAGCGTCTGGAACTTGCCGCCCGTCTTCTCGTTCGTGCCCTTCATCATTATGCCGTAGCGGTGCTGGAAGATGAAGTAGTTGCAGTCAAAGTAGTTCGCCCGCAGGAACTCCATCTGCGACCACAGGTCGAACGGACTCTTGGCCACGGGCGTGCCCGTCAAGATGGCGCGCTGCCCGTACTTCGTGAGCTTGTGCACGACCTTCGTGCGGCGCGCCTTCTCGTGCTTAATGCGAGTGGCCTCGTCCACGACTATGAACGCCTTGTTGCACTTCACGAAGTCCGCTATGAACGGTATCACCGTGTCGCTCTGCAGGGCCTCGATGTTCACGGCCAGCACCTTGAGGCAGTTCATGTTCGTGATGATGAAGTCCATCAGCAGCTTGGTGTAGTAGCTCCGGCCGACGAGTCCAGACTTCCACGTGAACGCGCGATAGGGCACTGGACAGTGCTTGGGCAGCTCGTCACGCACCCACTGCTCGTGCACATGATTCGGGGCCAGCACAAGCATCGCGCTGGCCTGTCCGGTCTTGTACTTGTGGGCGGCGATGTCTATCGTCACCTTGGTCTTGCCCGTGCCCATGTCCATGAACAGCGCGAAGTACGGGCTGTCTCTGAACTTCTCAAAGGCCTTGAGCTGGTGCGCGTAGGGTTCGGTCTTGAACTCAAACGCGCCCGACTCCCTCTCCTCGCTCATGTAAACCTCCTACTCACTCGCAGCCGCGCCAGGCGGCGCGGTCACTATCTCGCCTTCCTCGTTGTAGTAGTACACGTCCGTGGTGTTGCGCCCGGGCGTCGTGAACGGAAACTGGGTCAGCTCACCCCACGGGATGAGCGGCTTCGTCATCTTGTACACGACCCTGAGCTTGCGCAGCCTGTTGCCGTACGACATGAGGAAGCGCACGTTCTGCTCAGAGCGATTGGTCGCCATCGCGAAGCCCCGGACCGTGAAGTACCGCTCGCCGTCTATCAGCTCCGTCATGTCGATGGGCTTCATGCTACGCGCGCCTCCCCGCATAGAACGCCTCGCACCGCGCCTCGGCGGCTAGGAGGTGCTCGGCGGCGAACTCGCCTGCAGTCCTGCCGTGTAGTCGCGCGAACTCCGGCCTGTTGAAGGCGGCGTTGTACTGCACCGACGGCGCGTCGCGCTCGATGTTCGGGTCGCCGACCCACCCGCGCATCTTGTGAGTCTTGACCGCGCCCGGGTAGCGCTCCTGCAGGTACTTGACAGACTGCCGCTCGAGCTCGATGCTGCGGTAGGTGCTGCACCCGCCCGGGTTGTTCACGTTCTCGGGAATGAACAAGAAGCGCAGGCGCGTCGTGAGCCAGCCCTGGGTGAGCAGCATGAGCGACAGGTTGAGGTCGCACCGCGCCTCGATGTGCTTGCCCTGCCAGAACCTGTGCTCGGGGTGCGCGGCGAAGTGCGGGATGTAGAAGCTGTACGCCCACATGAGGGGCACACAGTACTTGACGAGCCCGTCGCCCTCGCTCCTAGCGCCGGGTGTGTTGCGTTTCATTATGCTGCACAGCGACGCCGCTGGCGCCTCCTCGCACGTCATGGCCGCGAACATGTCGAGCCCGTGCTTGAGTTCCTCCGGGTCCGCGTAGACGAGCTTGGGCCACACCTCGCGCGACCGCGAGTCGAACGCCTTGAACCACAGGTCGTCGTCGAGCACGACGAGGCGCTCGACGTTGTCCCTCGCGCACTGGTCGATGAGCGAGTCGTAGGTCTGCGCCGCGCCGAGCGCGCTCGGGTCCTGCAGCACGAGGGTGGCGCCGAGCTTGTTGGCCATCAGGCCATAGGCCGAGAGCTGCAAGTCGTCCTCGCGCACGTAGAGCTCGAAGGGTATCCCCGCCGCGGACAGTCGACGCGAAGTGTTGAACGTCGCCTGCGCGTTGAGCCACGCCGCGCGCTCGCGCGACGGCACCACCAGTCTGTAACTCATGACTTCCTCCTCACTATGAACGCGTGTTTATAGCTCACAGTAGCGCCACCGCCGCGCCGAGCAGCACGAATCCCACGACCACTGCCGCGAGGCTGTCGTGCGTGTTAGACGCCCGCACCGCCGCGAGGCCCGCCAGCGCGCACGCCGCGGACAGTGCTGCACGCCGCCGCGTCACTGGTCCTCCCACGGGTTGTCAGCCTCTGCCGACACGAAGTCTGTCACCTCGTCGGCGCGGTTGAGCAGTGCCAGCATCGCGTCTATCGGCAGACTCAGGCCGTTCTTGGTCCTGTACCACTTGCCGTCGTCGGCCTTGAACCACCGCCGCATCGACGCGCTCACGCGTCCATTGAAGCAACTCACCTCGGCGTACGCGTCGTCGCCGAGCGCGAGCAGCCTGTGGCCGCGCGCGGCCTCCTGCTCTACCGGACTCTGGTACTCTGTCACGCTTGCCTCCTCATCGCGAGCGACTCTCCAGTCGCCGCCTCTATCAGCCGCCGCATCGCGGCAATCGTGTCGACCTGCACGACCATCGACGGCGCGCAAGACCTGTCGAGTAGGTACGCGTAGAAGTTTCCGGGCGTCGTGTAGTCCACGACCGCGCCGTCGTCGCCCTGCACGCGCGCCCACGCCAGGCTCTTGAAGTAGTGCGCCTCGAGCAGCTTGCTCACGGCTGTCGACCCGGGCGCGCGTCGAGCGCGCCGACGTCAACACACTCGGCGTCGACGGTCACCTCGAGGTCAGCCTGCTGGAAGCGCGGGCAGAGCGCGTACACCGCGGCCGTGCACGCGCGAGGCGCGCAGAGGAGCTGCCCGGTGAGCTCACAGGCCTGCACCCACTCCGACGCCACGGGCGGGCGCCTCTGGCGCAGCACCTGGCGGCAGGGCGCGGGCTCGTTGGCGAGGACGACTAGACGGGTGTCGGGGTGTGTCGAGTGGCTCAGGTCGAGGTGCGCGCAGCCGCTGAAGGCCAGCCGTGCAGTCGCGCCGTCTGGCGCGCGCGTTATTCGCCGCATTGTTCTTCTTCCTCCTACTCACTCCGGGCGGTCAGGCTGCCCGGCGATGATCGAATTATATCATATATATCGGCACCTGTAAATACTAATTTTCTATATATATAGAAAATTGAATATTAGGATCCCTCTCAGGCAGCCCCAGGAGGACCGTAGGCGCGCCCGGCGGGCGAGGTCGTGTACTTCATTGCCCGGACCTCCGCGGGCGCTGCGTAGGGCGCCTGGCGCGCTTCCAGGGAGGTTCTGCGCGCCTCCCCGCACAGCGATTGATCAACCCGCCGGGGACAAAAAAAAGACCGGCCCCTAGGGGCCGGTCTTGAGCCGCCAGGCGCGGCGCCTAGAGGTTGTCGACCTTGCTCGAGGGGACGTACCCCTCCCAGCCGGCGGGCGGCTCGGCGCCGAGGCCCTCGACGTAGTAGGCCTCTTCGTCCTCGTGGAACTTGACCCAGACCCGGTCGGCCGGGTTCGGGCAGAGGACGAGGATGCGGGCCTTGGTGACCATCTCCGGCCGGCCGATCTTGAACTGCCGGAAGATGTCCATCTCGCTGAGGCCCTTGCCCGCCTCGTGCGCGGCGAGGAAGGCGTCCCTGAGGTCGGAGTTGATCGTGCGGACGGCGGCGCGGGGCGCGACCTGGGCGCGGCCGATGAAGGACTCGATGTCCGCCTTGAGGGACCCGAGCTGGTCGGCGTTGTCCTTGAGGAACTTCACGATGCGCTCGCGCGCCTCGTTGCGGGCCTTGCGCTTCGCGTCGAGGGCAGCCTGCTCCTCGGGGGTGCGGGTCTTGGCGGTACCGATCACGTCCTGCTCGAGCTCGTCCTGCTTCTTGGCCATGTTAGGCCTCCTACCTAAAGATTGCCAGCCTAGGGCCGGCTATGGGCGCCGCGGGGAGTCGGACCCCGCGCTCGCGGCCACCGCCTCACCCAACGAAGACCACAGACCTCTTGTCGAAGTAGCTCGCGATCATGTGCAGGCGGTTCAAGTCCCGGACGAACTGCCGCGCCTCGGGGACCGTCTTGCCGATCCGGCGGGCGACGTAGCTCATCGCCATCCGCCTGCTCGACTCACCCTCGACCGCCCTGGACCACATCTGCCGGAGAGCCTCGCGCTTCGTCATCTTCCCGCCGATCGTCCTCGTCTTCTTGCTCATCTTGTCCTCCTACTGACTTCGATCGATCCCTCATCGATCATCTGATAATACCAATATACCACGTGTTGCCCGGGGCGTCAATAGAAAATCGCACTTTCCTGCACGATTTTTATGTTGACACTCTCAATGAAAGTGTCACGCTCTCCGCTACGAGGGAGCGCCAAGCCGCAGGCGGAGCCCTCGTTTCGGCCGGTAGCGAGCCGGCCTCGTCAGGCGGAGGTCGTTACCAGGTGAAGGTCGCCAGGTGGGCGCGCGCCACGGCCTGGACCCAGGCGTTGAAGTCGGCGGCGTAGGCGAGGTCGCCCTCCCTCGCCACCGCGCGGTACAGGGCCGCGATCCCCGCGACCATGGCCTCGTGGTTCTTCTGGACGTACCAGTCACCAGCCAGGTCTGGGTCAGCTCTGATCGCCTTCAGGACTTCCTGCTCAAGTTCTTTCATAGTTGCCTCCCGATATTGTTAATATACCACAGTACTTCCAGCCTGTCAACCAGAATCGTGCAGCTCACAGCCCGAACACCCGGTCCTCGCGGACCTTGAATGTCTCGGTCACTCGGCCCGCGCGGACCTTGACTAGGATGATGTAGCCATCTTGCGAGACGTCCGCCACAGTCCACCTGCCAAACTTTTTCGTCGTGATTCGATCGCCTACCGTGATAAAAAACTTCTTGTTCATACTGTCCTCCTCAACCATCTGATAAGACCATCATAATGAGTAGGCAGATCAATGTAAATAGGTCGTGCGAGGTTGTTAGAGCAGGCTAACACTCACCTGCCTGGCCACAGGTCGATTGATTGATCGATGATCGACCGGCGCCCTATATAATAGAAGAGAACGGTGCGGGGTCGGGGCGCCGGTCGAATAATTCATTATGATAGAACGAATTATGCGATCGGTGACCTATAGAATAGAAGAGAATGACCGAGTCGAATAATTCATTATGATATATAGAATTATGCAGGTGACACGCATAATTCATTATGACAGAACGAATTATACAGGGTGACACGCTATAGGGTGGTCAGTGTCACCATGAGTGTCACCCGATAATTCTATATGTCATAATGAATTAGACGCCCCGGGTGACACTGGTGACGGCGGTGACGGCACTTTGGACCGTGGACCAGTTAAAATCGACCCTAGTCAAGAATCATCGCCGGCGAATAATGTCACCGTGTCACCCGGTGTATCTAATTCTATATGATAGAAAGAATTAGAGTGGTGACATTGAGGTGACACTGGTGACAGCGCCCTGATAATTCATTATATTATATAGACATGCGGGTGACAGTTTCTATTTCATTATCACATATAGACTTATCTCACAACCTTCAAGAATGCGCCCGTTGTCAGGCAGCCATATAGATAGACGGCGAGGGCCTGCCGGGCGCATCCTTGACAATCCTAGGGCTATGTGTAGTTGGTTGCTAGACAATGACTTATGCGGGCTTGTTTCGTCTAACTTCTGGCTATGAGGCTGTAACCTGGTGTTTCGTCTAACCTCTCGTTATACTCTGATAACGCCGAGTTGTTTCGTCTAACTCTGGCTGTTTCGTCTAACCTCTCGCGCGAGTTGTTTCGTCTAACTTCTCACCTCTGATTTATAACTCTATTATAATATTACGTGTTTAGACTATCGCCCCGTGCGTTACTTTTCTATTGACAAGGTATATAATCACATTGAGACACACGTGGACAACGATGGCGCCCAGGCGAGGGCAGTGTACGCCGAGAAGCTAGAACTCGTGTTCCAGTCGTACGAGAGCTGTCTGGACCTCGAGCTCGCGCTCGCCATAGTGCCCCTGTCCGACGACGAGCGCGCGCTCCTGCGCGCCGACCGCGACCTCGCTGCGCGGGTCGCCCTGTGCGACGCCCGGGTGAAGGAAAAGCTCATGCTTGACCTGCGCGTGTTGGCCACGAGCGCGTCGAGTGAGGGCGTGCGCCTGTCGGCGATCAAGGAACTCGGGCGCACCGTGTACCCCGAGAGGTTCGAGGAGAAGCTCAAGGGCGAGCTCGACCTCAGGCACTCTGGCCGCGTGACGGTGGTGGATGATGTCTGAGGTAGTCGTGCGGCTGTCGAGCCTGCTGGCGCCCTCGTTCGCCGACTTGCACCGCGAGATCAAGGCGCGCCGGCCCTCCGAGCTGTGGTGTCGCGGCGGGCGAGGCAGCACGAAGTCGTCGTACATCTCGCTCCTCATCCTGCTTGAGTTGACCCGCGACCCGGACGCGCACGCGTTCGTGTGCAGGCGCTACGACAACGAGCTGCGCGACTCGGTGTTCGGGCAACTCCAGTGGGCAGCCTTCCACCTGCGCGTCGACCACCTCTGGCGCTTCATGACCTCGCCCATGCAGGCTGTGAACGAGGAGACGGGACAGAAGATACTCTTCCGTGGCGTCGACAACCCGCTCAAGGCGAAGTCGATCAACCTCGGCAAGGGCTACATAAAGATAGCCTGGTTCGAGGAGGTTGACCAGTACGGGAGCATGGACGAGATTCGGTCAATACTCCAGTCAGTCTTCAGGGGCGAGGGCAAGGACAAGCTCGCGCTCTTCTCGTATAACCCACCCAGGTCGGCGCGCGCGTGGGTGAACCGCGAGGTGACTATCACGAAGCCTGGCAGGCGCGTGCATACCTCTGACTACCGCACCGTGCCCGTCGAGTGGCTGGGCGAGCGCTTCATAGCCGACGCACGCCACCTCGAGCAGGTCGACGAGGTCGCGTACAGGCACGAGTACCTCGGCGAGGAGGTCGGTACCGGCCTCGAGGTCTTCAACAACGTGACCGTGCGGCCGATCACCGACGACGAGAAGCTGAGTTTCACGAGCATTCGGCAGGGACTAGACTTCGGCTACGCCGCGGACCCGCTCGCGTTCGTGCGCGTGCACTTCGACGCGCGGCGCAGGCGACTGTTCGTGTTCGAGGAGATACAGGGCGTGGGCCTGCTCAATCGCGCCTTCGCCGCCAAGACCACGGTGGACCAGCGACGCCTCTTGACTCGCGCCGACAAGGCCGAGCCCAAGAGCATCGACGAGCTGAAGTTCGACCACGGGTTCAACATCCTCGGCGCAGACAAGCCGCAGGGCTCCGTGGAGCACGGCGTGAAGTGGTTGCAGGAGCTCGAGGAGATCATCATTGACCCGCTCGCCTGCCCCCTCGCCGCGAAGGAGTTCGTCAACTACGCGCTCGAGACCACGAGGACGGGCGACGTCATAAGCAAGTTTCCCGATAAGAACAACCACACGATCGACGCAGTGCGCTACGCGCTCGAGGACGAGATACGCGCGGTGCGCAAGAGCGCGGTCGAGTATGAGCCCGCGATACCAGTGGTCAATCACTGGAGTTGAGGAGGAGAGCGAATGGCGAGGCAGACGCTGGCGTGCGTAGGCAATCAATCAATAACAGCCCGCGTGTCCGGGGCTAAGCGCGTGCACGACAAGGGCGCGAAGGGCGAGCGCGACCGTGCCGTCATTCTCCACTCGTACTACGCGATGTGTCGCGAGTTTCGGGTACCGAGGGACGAGCGCCTCACCGCGCGCGAGGTAGCGTCCATGACCACGAGCCAGCTCTATCAGGCGAGCAAGGACTTGTACAACAACTCGTCCCTGCGCGACGCCCAGCGACTCGCGCGCAAGCTCGGCGTAGACAAGACAGCGCCCACGACGCTGCTCGGCAGGGCGCGAGTGGCGCTGGTCGGGCTGGCTCGCGGTATACTGTGCAGACTGCTGCGCCCTCTGCTGCGCGGCGGGAGGCAATAGCATGGGACGCACGCGGGCAGAGCGCGACGCCGAGGTGCTCGCCGAGGCCAAGTCGAGGTTCGACGTCATTAACGCAGCGGTGCGCGACGAGCGCGCGCAGTGCCTCAACGACCGGCGCTTCTACTCGATCGCGGGCGCGCAGTGGGAGGGCGACCTCGCCAAGCAGTTCGAGAACCGCCCGCGCTTCGAGGTGAACAAGGTGCACCTCGCGGTCATCCGCATAATCAACGAGTACCGCAACAACCGCATCACGGCGGACTTCGTGTCGAAGGACGGCGCGACGGACGACAACCTCGCCGACGTGTGCGACGGCTTGTTCCGCGCCGACGAGCTCGACTCCTGCGCAGAGGAGGCCTACGACAACGCCTTCGAGGAGGCGGTTGGCGGCGGCTTCGGCTCGATACGCCTGCGCGCCGTGGCTGAGGAGGACCTCGACGACTTCGACGGCGAGTCGGGCGACGAGCGCCAGCGCATCCGCATCGAGCCGGTGTTCGACGCCGACTCGTGCGTGTTCTTCGACCTTGACGCGCGCCGACAGGACAAGGCTGACGCGCGCTTCTGCTTCGTGCTGACGTCCATGACGCCCGAGGCATACGCGGAGAAGTACAAGGACGACCCCGCCTCGTGGCCCAAGGACGTGAGCGGCACGCAGTTCGACTGGGCGACGCCGGACCAGGTCGTCGTGGCCGAGTACTACGTCGTCGATGCGAAGCGCGACGAGACCCGGCTCTTCAGGTCGGCGAGCGGCGAGGAGGAGCACTTCCTCGCGAGCGAGCTCGACCAGCAGGACCTCGACGAGCTCAGGTCCAAGGGCTACGTGGAGGACCTCGACGCGCGCAAGCCGACGCGCGTGCGCAGAGTACTCAAGTACGTGCTGTCAGGCGGCGCGGTCCTCGAAGGTCCCCAGCGCATCGCCGGCAAGAACATCCCCGTCGTGCCCGTCTACGGCAAGCGGTGGATAGTCGACGGCGTCGAGCGGTGCATGGGCCAGGTGCGACTCGCGCGCGACCCCCAGCGTCTCAAGAACATGCAGCTCTCCAAGCTCGGCGAGCTGAGCGCGGTCGGCAGCACGCGCAAGCCCATCTTCACGCCTGCCCAGGTCGCCGGTCATGCCGCGATGTGGTCGGAAGACAACATCAAGAACTATCCGTACTTGCTCGTCAACCCGCTCGTGGACGCTGGTGGCAACATCGTGTCTGCCGGACCCACGGCGTACTCCGAGCCGCCCGACATCCCTGCGGCGATGGCCGCGCTGCTCCAGCTCACCGAGAGCGACATGCAGGACATCCTCGGCAACCAGCAGGAAGCCGACAAGATGGTGAGTAACATCTCGGGCGAGGCCATCCAGCTCATCCAGAACCGCATGGACATGCAGACGTACATCTACGTGTCCAACTTCGCCAAGGCCGTGCGCCGCGTCGGCCAGGTGTGGTTGTCGATGGCACGCGAGGTGTACGTGGAGGACGGCCGCGCCATGAAGACCGTCGGCGAGTCCGACGAGGTGGGCTCGGTCACGCTCAACACTCCGGTGAAGGACGAGAAGACCGGCGCGCTCACGTCGGGTAACGACCTGTCGCGGGCGCGCTTCGACGTCAACGTGCGCGTAGGACCGTCGTCCTCCTCGAAGCGCGCGGCGACGGTGCGCGCGCTGCAGGGCATCCTTGCCACGACCAACGACCCCGAGACCGCTCAGGTGCTCTCCTCTATGGTCATGATGAACATGGAGGGCGAGGGTGTTGAGAGCGCGCGTGAGTACTTCCGCAAGAAGCTCGTGCAGCTCGGCGTACTCAAGCCCACGCAGGAGGAAGCCCAGGCGGCGGCCGAGGCCGCGAAGGCCAACCAGCCTGACCCGAACACGCTACTCGCCCTGGCCATGGCGCAGGAAGCCCAGGCCAAGGCCGAGAAGGCGAAGGCCGACGCGGAGGCCACGCTCGCAGACATTGGCAAGACTCGCGCTGAGACGCTCAACATACTGTCACAGATCGACCTCAAGTCGAAGGAACTCAACGCGAACTTGGCGCGCCTGGGCGCGCAGACTGGGCCGGCCGAGGGCGCGACGCGCTGACGCCGAGAGGAGAAGCACGATGGCAGACTACACTGAGCCTGTGGAAACAGACGACATCGACGACGAGAGCCTCGTCGCCGAAGAGCAGGGAGAAGGCGCGCCCGAGGGCGAGCAGGTTGCCGCGGCGGAAGAAGAGTTCGCCGTGTCGCTCGGCGGAGAAGAGCCCGCCGCGCCCGCCGTGACCGAGGGCGAGCAGCCCGAGCCACAGAAGCCTGTGGAGAAGCCGACCCCTGAGTGGGTCAAGATACTGCGTCGCAAGAACAGGGAGATGGAGCGCGAGCTGCGCACGCTCAAGCGCCAGCAGGCCGCGCCCGCCCCCGCGCAGGAGCTCGGGACGAAGCCCACGCTCGAGGGCTTCGACTACGACGCCGACAAGTACGAGCAGGCACTCGCCGCGTGGTACGAGAAGAAGCGCGCGGCGGACGACCAGGTCGCGAGGGCTAAGGCCGCGACCGAGGAGCAGGACAGGCGCTGGCGCGAGAAGACCGCCGGCTACGAGCGCGCGAAGCTCGCCCTGGGCGCGGCCGACTACGAGGACGCCGAGATAGTCGTGCAGGACATGTTCGACGTCACTCAGCAGGGCATACTCGTCCAGGGCGCCAAGGACGCAGCCCTGCTCGTGTACGCGCTCGGCAAAAACCCGCAGAAGGCAAAGACCCTCGCGGCTATCAAGGACCCGATCGAGTTCGCCTTCGCGGCGGCGAGACTGGAGGCGCAGTTGAAGGTGTCAAGCAACAAGAAGCCCGTGACCAAGCCGGAGTCGCGGGTCATCGGAAATGGCAGGCCCTCGGGCAGCACAGACGCGACGCTCGAGCGACTGCGCGCGGACGCCGCGCGGACCGGCGACTTCACGAAGGTGACCGCCTACAAGCGGTCCCTACACAGCAAGGAAAGGAGATAACCACTCATGGCCAACGAGTTCTCGAAGGAAGAGCGAGTAGCGTTCGAGGACATCCTCGAGGGCTTCCAGGACGCGCTCGTCCTCAGCAACAACGTGGCGGTGTTCAACACCGACCAGACTCTCATGGAGCGGACCGGCGACGTCATCTGGCGCCCGCAGCCCTACATCGCGCAGAGCTACGACGGCGAGGACCAGTCCGCCAACTTCAAGACCAGGACGCAGCTCAGCGTCCCGGCCACCATCGGCTACAAGAAGTCGGTGCCCTGGATCATGTCCGCCACCGAGCTGCGCGACGCGCTGCAGGAGGGCAGGCTCGGCGAGAGCGCCAAGCAGAAGCTCGCCAGCGACATCAACATCGCGGTGATGGACGTGGCCGCCCTGCACGGCTCCCTCGTCGTCAAGCGCACCGTCGCGGCCTCTGGCTTCGACGACGTCGCCGAGATCGAGGCTGTGATGAACGAGCAGGGCGTGCCTGACTTCGACCGCTTCCTCGCGCTCTCCACGCGCGACTACAACGGCATGGCTAGCAACCTCGCCTCGCGCGCCACGATGCAGGGCAAGCCCACCTCCGCGTACGAGCGGGCCTATGTCGGTCTGGTGGCCTCCTTCGAGACCTACAAGCTCGACTACGCCAAGCGCATCGCGGCTGCGGCTGGCGGTGCGGCCATCACCATCGGCACGCGCGTGGCCGACGGCAACTACTACGTGCCGAAGGCGACCTCCCTCGCCACGACCGGCGAGCGCTCCAACGTGGACAACCGCTTCCAGACGGTCACGGTGAGCGCCACCACCAACGTCGTGGCCGGCGACGCCTTCACCATCGCGGCCGTGGACGCCGTGCACCACATCACGAAGGGCGACACCAGCAGGCTCAAGACCTTCCGCGTCGTCAGCGTGGTCGACGCCACTCACATGGTCATCACCCCGCCCATCATCAGCGCCCAGGGCACCGACCCCGCCGAGAAGGAGTACCAGAACTGCGTGGTGAACACGCCCGCCGCCAACTCGGCGATCGTGTTCCTCAACACGGCCGCGGCCGCCGCGAACCCGTTCTGGCAGAAGGACGCCATCGAGCTCCTGCCCGGCAGGTACGCGGTCCCCACGGACGCGGGCGCGAAGGTCATGCGCGGCACCACCGAGCAGGGCATCGAGCTGGTGATGCAGAAGCAGTACGACATCAAGACCATGAAGACGCTGTATAGGCTCGACTGTCTGTTCGGCGTCGTCAACAAGCAGCCGGAGATGAGCGGCATCATACTCTTCTCGCAGACCTGACCTGCGCCGGGCTAGGGACGCAGAGTCCCTAGCCTATGTCCGAACACGAAAGGAGACACTGAATGTCCAGCAAGGTTTACCCGTTCGGCAAGGTGGAGTTCGCCGTCATCGCCAATCAGAAGGTGTCGGCGTACTCCAAGGCGCCGGCCAGAATCTACTACAAGGTCGGCTTCCCCAACCAGCCCGACGCGTGGGCGCTCCTCAAGAGCCTCGAGGCCGAGGAGGAGTACGTGTCCGCCGCGCTGTCCGCCGCGACCGTCATCCGCATCGAGGCCGGCGGCTCCGAGGTGCTCTATCAGCTCGGCACTGATTCGCAGTTGCCCGAGCTCCGGTCCGGAGTCAAGCAGCCTACGCCCGTCGCGGTCAACGTCACGGGCGCTGTCAGCGCCGCCGCGATCCTCGGCGGCATCGTCACTTCGAGCACGGCGGCTGCCGTCGCGGGCACAATCCCGACCGGCGCCGTCATGGACGCCGCCGCGCAGCTCGCGGTGGACGAGGCCGTGGACTGGTCAGTCATCAACACCGGCCCGAGCACCTTCACCGTGACCGCCGCCGCCGACCACACCATCGTGGGTGCCGCCGCCGTGGTCACCGGGACGACCGGACGCTTCCGCACCAGGAAGACTGCCGCCAACACCTTCGTCACGTACCGCATCAGCTGATGCGAGGGGTGGGCGTCGCCCGCGCGGCGACGCTCGCCTTTTCCCGAAAGGAGTGATTGATGGATTTTCCCAGGCTAGTATACGCGTGTCCCGGCCCGATCGAGTGCGCGGGCGGGAAGACCTACGGGCAGCAGGTCGTGAACAACGCGGAGGAGCACGCGGCCGCGCTCAAGGCCGGCTATCACGACAACCTCGCCGACGCCCTGGAGAACAAGCCTGCTCCGGTCCCCGTCGTACCTAGGCCGGTCGTGCAGCAGTCCTCGCCCGAGCCGCGGCCCGGCGCCGCGGCCACGACGTTAAGGCGGTGAGCACATGCCGCTCAAGAAGGGCTATTCCAAGAAGACGGTGTCCGAGAACATCGCCAAGGAGATCAAGGCTGGGCGACCACAGAAGCAGGCCATAGCCATCGCCATGTCCGTGGCGCGGAAGGCGAAGGGCAAGAGGGGCAAGAAGGCCAAGAGGAGCAAGTGATGGCCAAGGCAAAAACCAAGGCAGGACCCAAGCCCAAGCAGTCCAAGACCGTCGCGCGTCCCGCCAGCGCTGACGAGCGCAAGTGGCAGGCGGAGGACGACGCCCGCACGCTCATGCGCGCCCAGGAGATCAAGAGCGACGGCGCGCGCATGAAGCGCGCCAAGGCAGTCGCGGCTGCGCAGGTGGCCGCACTCAACAAGGTGGCTAAGGCGTGAGCTACACCAAGCGCCAGCTGATCGTCGCGGCCTTCACCGAGATCGGTCTGGGATCATACGACTTCGACTTGTCTGCGGACCAGCTCGAGGCCGGACTCCAGCGCCTCGACGCGATGGTGGCGCAGTGGAGCAACAAAGGCATCCGCCTCGGGTACACGTTGACGGCGAGTCCCGAGGACTCCAACATCAGCCAGGACTCTGGCGTCGCCGTCTCCGCGGTGGACGCGATCATCACTAACCTCGCGATCAGGCTCGCGCCCTCCTACGGTAAGACGGTGCCACTCGAGACGCGCACCACCGCGCGCGAGGCCTACGACGACCTCTTGGCACAAGCTGGATTCCCCCAGGAGCGCCAGGTGGTAGACTTGCCGTCCGGCGCCGGAGCCAAGAGCGTGGACGAGCCATTCTTGCAGGCGGAAGACAACCCTGCGGTCGAGAAGCCCGAACCTTCCGTCGACTTCGAGTAGGAGCTGCACATGCAGTTGAACAAGATCAGTACCATAGACGCCGGCGACTGGATCGTGCTCTGGAAGACCGGCCAGGGCGAGTTCATGGGAATGTCCTTCACCGACTTCGTCGCCGCCCTAGCCGCGAGTGCCGTCGCCGGCAGGCCCGAGGCTCTCACGCAGTACGCCGCGCCCTCCGCGACCGCGTTCTCCGTGCAGATCAACGACGCGGACGACGACGTGCACCTCATCCTCACGCCCACGGCCGGCTTCGCGGACGGCGAGATCGTGCTGCCCGCGCCTGCTCACTGCCGCGACAAGCAGGAGATCGTGGTCAACTGCACGCAGGCGGTCGCCGCGCTCGTCGTGGACGGCAACGGCGCCCTGGCCGTGACGGGAGCGCCCACCGCACTCGCCGCCAACGAGTTCTTCCGGCTCGCGTACGACCTGGCCACGCAGTCGTGGTACAGGATCGGCTGAGGAGCGTAAGCGCATGCACGTCACTCTCAAGGCCGACAACACCATGCACGTGAGCCTCGGGGTAGAGGTCCTCGAGGGCGTCGACTTCAAGAGGTTATAATGCAGGTGCCCGTGCTGAGCGGCGTGTTCGCGGACGAGCGCGCCAACTACAACGACTCATACCCCGTCAACATGGTGCCTGTCATTGCCCAGACTGGTGTCAGCAACGGGTACCTGCGCGTCGCCGACGGCGCGGAGCGCCTAGGTGCAGGCGTGGGCACGCCGCGCGGTGGGTTCAACTGGAACGGAGAGTTGTACCGCGTGTCGGGCACCAAGCTCGTCAAGATTGCGTCCGACGGATCGCACGTGGTGCTGGGCGATGTGGGCGCTGGTGGACGCGTGACGTTCGCGTGTTCATTCGACCGTCTGGCCGTGTCGTCGGGCGGGCGCCTGTACTACTGGGACGGCGCGACGCTCGACCAAGTGGTCGATTCTGACCTCGGAACGTCGCTGACGGTCGTGTGGATCGACGGGTACTTCATGTCGACCGACGGCGAGTACATCGTCGTGACCGAGTTGGGTAACCCTATGAGCGTCAACCCGCTGAAGTACGGGTCTTCCGAGATCGACCCAGACCCCATCGTCGCTGTCCTCAAGCTGCGCAACGAGGCCGTAGCCGTGAACCGCTACACACTCGAGTTCTTCAACGACGTGGGCGGCGCCAACTTCCCGTTCCAGCGCATCGAGGGCGCGCAGGTGCAGAAGGGCGCGCTCGGCGCAAACTGCGCGTGTGTATATATGGACATGGTCGCGTTGTTAGGCAGTGGCCACAACGAGGCGCCAGGCTTGCACCTCGCGGCGAACGGCACGACCACTAAGATAAGTACCCATGCGATCGACAGTCTACTCGAGAAATATACCGAAGCCGAGCTGACGTCAGCCGTGCTAGAGACCCACGCGTTCCAGGCCAGTCCGCAACTCTGGGTGCGACTGCCTGACAGGACTCTGGTGTACGACGCCACGGCATCACAGGCCGTTGGGTCGCCGGTGTGGTTCCAGTTCACGTCTGCTCGCGACGGGTTTGAGCGTTACCGCGTGGTAGACCCTGTATGGTGCTACGACGCGTGGTGCGTGTGCGACGCGGAGGACGGCGCGTTCGGTCGGAGCACGCCGGACTCTGCCAGACACTTCGGCGACGTCGTGCGCTGGGAGTTCAGCGCAATGGCCGTGTACAATGAGGGACGCGGCGCCCTGTGGAGGCAGCTCGAGCTGGTGTGTCTGCCTGGTCGCGTTGAGGAGGACGACGATCCGGTCGTGTCCACGTCGTACACGCTCGATGGCGAAGCCTGGAGCCAGGACCGACCGATCAGGGCCGGTAAGCGCGGCGATCGCATGCGCCGACTGGTGTGGTTCCAGCAGGGCTTCATGCGCAACTGGCGTGTGCAGCGCTTCACCGGCGACTCGCGAGCGCGCATTGCCGTGTCACGCCTTGAGGTTCAACTGGAGGCGCTGGTGTGAGTGACCTGAAGTTGCGACTCTCGCGCGTGCAACTCGAGCGCATTGTCGGGAAGGACGATCCTGACGCGATACGTGTATTTGAGCGATTGTTTGAACTCGTCAATACCGATTACAATGCCGCACACAGTCCGCCGCCTATTGGCTTTGTGTATTTTCAAGGACCGCACGATGCAGTACCAGGCACTCTGTGGGCCGACTCTACATGGGAGGACGTGACTTATGAAGAGGCTGATTTAGTTCGGCGCTGTGCTGGTGCACTAGCAGGCACCATTTTCTCTGGCGTGCCTGCACGACTTACAGCCACTGTAGTGTCAGGTGTCCCTGCAATCAGTATTATTTCTGGTGGGACTGGCTACCTCTCCGGTGGGTCTGGCACGATCCCGCTCGCCGTCGTCGGGGCATGTACGACACCAATGGTTGCTACAGCGACCGTGACCAATGGCGTGCTGACAATGATCAATGTCACGACGCCGGGCGCTGGTTATACCTCCGGCAAACTGGCGGTCTATGACGGTGTAGTTGGACACGGGGACTTGCTGCAAGGCCATAGGCACTTGCCTCTATCATGGCCACCTTTTATTGTCGCTCAGGCAGGCTCAGGCGGTACAGGTACTGGAGCCAGTCGTGTAACCAACGCTACGACGGGCGACCCGGTCACAGACACAGGCAATGGCAATGTACGTTTGGGTGCAGAGACATCGGGCGCCTGGCTCAGCGTGACGAAGTGGCGGAGGACTGCATGAGCATGTACATCACGGTTAAAGACAGCAAGATGGTCGGACGCTTCAACGGCCCAGTGGCGTGCCCTCCAGCTGGCGTGCAGATCATGATCGTACCGGACGCGTGGCCACACTACGCGCGCGGGCGCGACGTGCGAGAACTAGACGAGGCGCTGAACCTGCGGCCACTCGCGGAGCGCATCGCTGATGGTCTGGTGGTTGTGAGCGCCGCCGAGAAGGTGGATGGCGAGCACGTGGTCGCGAAGACCGCGCTCGAGCGCATTAGGGACGGCATCGACGCGCCTCCGGTCGGACAGAAGCTCGTTGGGCATGAAGACAGCGGACTGGCCCTCGAGTCGATGACGCTCAGCGAGCGCGTCGCTGCGGGATTGCTCACGCGTGAGGTTGCCTTCTCGCTAGAACTCGCCGAGTGCGAGGTGCAGCGCAAGGCGGCGTACGCCGACGAGGCAGATCCACTCTACATGATGGCCGTGAGAGGCGAGATCAACTCCGCCAATGGGCTGCCATACAGCCTCGAGGACTGGAAGGCGAAGATAGCTGAGATCAAGCGCCGGTTCCCCAAACCTGCACTCTGAGGAGGAAGCATGATTCCGTTTCTGGTCCCGTCATTGGTAGTTGGTGGGGCATCGCTACTTTCGAGCATATTCGGCGCCAAGAAAGCCAAGGAAGGCGCAGAGTCTGCCGCCAAGATACAGGCCAAGTCAACCGCGCAGAGCATTGAGGCGCTGAAGGCTGCTTTGGCGCCATACACTGCGCTCGGCTTGCAATCTGCCGAGCAGCAGAAGGCACTGATGGGCCTATCCGGCGCTGAGGCACAGGCCGCTGCTGTGGGCGCGATAGAGGGTGGTGCCGAGTACAAGTCGCTCGTCTCGTCAGGCGAGAATGCTATACTGCAGAACGCCGCTGCGACTGGCGGCCTGCGCGGCGGCAACGTGCAGAGCGCGCTCGCGCAGTTTAGGCCGCAGGTGCTGTCGCAACTCATCAACCAGCAGTACTCGCGGCTCGCTGGCCTCACCAGCATGGGCGCGGGCGTAGCCAGCAGCATGGGCGGCGGAATATCTAGCCTGATATCTGGCGGCGGCACCGCGCAGGCTAACGCCGCGCTCGCCTCTGCGAACGCCCAGGCACAAATGTACAATGCTGTACCGACCGCGCTCATGGCCGGACTCGGCACGTACGCCGGACTGGGAGGGAAGTTCTGATGAGCGACGTAAACTATGGCATTCTCAGCGCCGGCCTCGAGAACCCCATGGACTCCTTCTCGCGCTACCTGCAGATCGGCGCGAACGTGCGCAACGCAAGCCTCAACGCCCAGGCGCGAATGGCTCAGGTCGAGGCTGAACGTGCCGAGACGGAGCGGAAGACGGCCGAGACTGCGGCAGAGCAGGACCGCCAGGCCAAACTCAGTGTGTTAATGGACAGACTGTGGAAGCCGGGCGCCACGGCAGCAGACTACGCCCAGGTGGCATCACTGCTCCCCAAGGACCAGTCGGAGGCCGTGCGCGAGGGTTTCAAACTCATGCGCTCCGAGGAACAGGCCGCCGCGCTCAATGACACCTCGCAGGTGTTCGCGGCCATCAAGTCTGGTAACCTCGATCTTGCCAAGACGCTCATCAGCAAGCAGGCCGAGGCCGAAACTGCCGGTGGCAATGCCACAGGCGCGTCGCTGGCCGGCGAGTGGCTCAAGATGCTCGACGCCGGGCCGGATGCGGTGCACGGCGTGGAGACCATGCTCGGCTATGCCATGACACAACTCCCCGGAGGCGACAAGGCCATCGAGGCAATCAACAAACTTGAGGCGGAGAGCCGCGCGGCCAAGGAGCACCCGATCATTCTCGCCCAGAAGCAGGCGGAACTCGACAAGGCCACAACTGAGGCGCAGAAGAGCGCGATAGACCTGAAGTACGCGGAGCGCATCAAGGAGGCCGAGCTGGCGAAGAGCGGCGCGGACCTGGGACTCACCCAGGCGCAGACCGACGAGACCGTCGCGCGCACGAAGAAGCTCGGCGTGGAGATCGGTGCTGCGGAGTTGGCGCTCAAGGCGAAGCAGGCCAATGGCAAGGGAGTTGATCCCGCCGAGGTGTTCAACATGGAGAAAAAACTGCGCGATGAGTACAACTCGCGCACCTCGCGGTTTACCGACGCCCAGTCGGCGCACGACACCATCGTCGCATCCGCCACTGACGGCACGGGCGCGGGCGACCTGGCATTGGTCACCAGCTTCATGAAGATGCTCGACCCAGGATCGGTCGTGCGTGAGACGGAGTTTGCCAATGCGCAGAACACCGCCGGGCTACTCGACAAACTGAAGGTGGCAGAGACCAAACTACAGAATGGCCAGTTCCTCAGCGCAGGCCAACGGCGCGAGTTTGCCGCCCTCGCGGACAAGTATATGGCCGCCGCCTCGAAGTACGAGAAGCAGGTGCGCACCGACATGGCTGGAGTCGCCGACTACTGGGGCATTGACAAGAACAACGTGTTCGGCGCCAGTCGTGCCGCGCCGGGCTTCGGTGTTGTCGGTGGTGCTGCCACGTCCGCGCCGGCCGGACGAGGCGCGCCACTTCCCGCTGCGCCTACTCCTGCAGCCACACCTGCCGCTGGCTCAACCGTGGAGGTAAACTACTAATGCCGTACACGATCACCACCAAGGACAACATCAAGGTCGAGAACGTCCCCGATGACATGCAGAGCAACGACCCGCGCCTCGTCGAGTTTGTCAAGCGCGTGCGCGCGTCGCTCGGTCCCGGTACGTATAGCTTTGCGGCTATGCCCACTGTCATGCCACAGCCTGAGCCCGTGGCGCCGCCCGCTCTGGCCGGTGAACAGCAATCTCGCACCGACGCACTCGGACTCATGGGCGCGGCCGTGCGCGGCGCCGGTCCGATCGCCATGGGCGCTGCCCTGGGCGCGGCGGCAGGCGCGCCAATCGGCGGTGTTGGGGCGATCCCCGGCGCGGCGGCGGGCGCTGGCGCCATGGCCCTGACACAGTTCGTCGGTGACCCGCTCGTCGACCTGATAAACACCGCGCTAGGCACGAGTTTGACCAAACCGACCGAGGCACTCCAGCAGTTCTTCACTGAACTTGGCATTCCCGAGCCGGACACCGCCGCGGAGCGCGTGCTCCAGGCCGCATCTGCCGCAGGCGCGGGCAGCGCGGGCACTGTGGCGCTCGGCGAGGCCATCGCGCGTGGTAGCAAGACGCTCGCCCCGACCATGGTCAAGGCGCTCGGCGAGGCGCTCGCGTCAGGTCCGCGCGCGCAGGTAGTCGGTGGCGCGGCCTCTGGCGCGGCTCAGCAGGCCACGGCTGAGGCAGGCGGGAGTCCGGCACTGCAGATCGGCGCGGGCGTGGCGGCCGGCACACTCGGCTCGGCTCTCGGCGGACTCCAGGCGAAGCCGGTGCCTCCGGCTCCAATCAAGGAGGCGGAGCAACTCGGCGTGCGCGTGCTCACGAGCGACGTACGCCCGCCGCAGACCGCCGCTGCCAAGTGGCTCCAGCGCAGGTCTGAGGAACTCCCGCTCGGCGCGGGCGGCCTGCGCTCTGCCCAGGCCAAGGAGCGCGTCGAGGCCGTCAGGGACGTACTGCGTCAGTACGGCGCGGAGGACGTTGCATCTGCCTCCGCCGAGGTGATGGACGACCTGTTACGCACGCGGTCTGCGACACTCTCGAAGTGGGTCGCCGCGAAGGACGCAGTCATAGACGGCCTCGGTGCGGACGGCACGCCCGTGCCCATGCCTGCCACATTGGCCAAGATTGACCAGGGCATCGAGTACTTGAAAGGCTTGAAGACCACCGAGGTCAAGGGCGCCATAGACGTGCTCGCCGACTGGCGTGAGGCTGTGCAGGGCCAGTCACTGCGCAACGTCGACACGCTGCGCAAGCAGATCGGCGACGTGTTCGCGACCCCGGACCTCGCGTCATCGCGCTCGGCCACCGAGAAGGTGTTGTCGGGCATATACGGCGCTGTCAAGGACGACATGACTTCATACATAGAAAAGACCGGCGGCAAGGCGCAGTTAGCCAAGTGGCAGGTCGCGAACAAGGAGCTGTCGAAGATGGCGCAGGAACTCGAGCGTCCGGCGCTCAAGGCCGCCCTCGAGAAGGGCAACGAGACGCCTGAGCTCATCGGCACGCTGCTGTTCAGTCGCAAGAAGTCTGACGTGGAGGCACTCTACAAGAACCTGTCGCCCGACGGCAGGGCTGCGGCGCGCGCCGCGATCTTATCTAAGGCCGCGCAGGCCGCCGAGAGCGCGGGCGAGGTGAGTCCCGACCGCTTCGTGAACAGCGTCAAGAAGCTCGGCGACCAGGTCGGCGTCATGTTCACCGGAGAAGACCTCAAGACCATCAACGGCCTGACCAGGGTCCTAGAATACACCAAGCACGCGGCGACCGCCACGTCACAGCCTCTCACCGGTGCGCAACTCGTCCTGCCAGCCGGCGCGGCAGCGCTTGGCGCTGGTCTCGGCCAGGTGTTCGGCAAGGGATGGGAAGGCTTCGCGGCGGCGCTCGCGGTCGGCGCGGCTGCGGGCAGCGGCGTGCGCGTCTACGAGAGCAAGGCGGTGCGCGACATGCTCGCGAAGCTCCCGGCGCTGAAGGCCGGCAGTCCCGAGGAGTTCGCGCTGCTGAAGCGCCTCATGAGCGCAGTGCAGGCCCAAGAACAGGCTCCCAAGAAGCAGGGAAGTGGAACCAAGCCGCTCCAGCACGGCGCGGCGCGTGAGTACTGAGCGAGGCACAAATGTCCACTGAAGTGCAGGGCCTACTGAACATGTTCTTCGACTCCGATGGAGAGCCACTCGACAACGGTTATTTATTCATCGGAGAGGCGGGCCTCAACCCGTTGTCCAACCCCAAGGCCGCGTACTGGGACGCGGCGCTGACTATCCCGGCGCTGGACATTCGCATCGTCGCGGGCAGGCCTGTGTACAATGGCGCGGTCGGGCACGTCTACGTGCAGGGTGACTTCTCCGTGCTCGTCATGGATAAGTTCGGCAAAGTAGTGTATTCTACCCTCACGAGCACTGTGGCGAATGCAGAGTTGCTGCTTACGACGCCTAGAAATACCATGGATCGTTCGGCGCGCGCGCCCGACTCGTTCAACCTGGACTTGATCTTGGAGTCTGGCTTTTATGCATGGAACAATCTCGGCACGTCTAGTTTACCTGCAGAGTGTGTGGACGGTGATGCGTTCATGCTTCAGGTCGAGTCGACGGTGGATATGGGTAGGGCTATATATCAGCGCCTTGCCGACCTCACGCTGAGTACTGCCGCTGACGCGGCATTGGTGTATACTCGTCAGTCAGTTGATGGTGGCGCAACATGGAGTGCCTGGGCGCGTGTGGGCAACGCCATGGCGCTCGAGACCCGCACTACTGGCAAGACATACGGTGTGCTATACAGTGACCGTTTCGTTGTAATGGATAATCCACTTGCCGCCACAGTGTCAATCGTTGCCGGCGCCGTTCGTGCTGGCGTCAAGATGTCGTTCGCGGCGACCAATGTGGGCAACGTCACTGTGCAGTACGCCGCGTCAAGCGCCGTGACCATAGTGCCTGGACAGATGGTGGAACTCGTGTGGACCGGCGAGGCGTGGACACTCACGAACGTGACACATGGCAAGAAGATATACCAGGGCGCTACTAGCACAACATGGGTTTGCCCGCCCGGTGTTACCAAACTTCTCGTCAATGCTATAGGTCAAGGTGGTAAGGGAGCGGACGCTGTGACCAACAGCAGAGGAGGTGGCGGCGGCGGCTCGGGCGCTTGGTGCCGAGACCTTGAACTGACTGTCGTGCCTGGCGAGACGTATGCCATTGAACTTTCTACCACTGGTGCATCATCTATAGTCGGCACAGGCGTCAACCTACAGCTAGACAAAGGTGGTGACGCGAGTGGCGCTACGCCCGGTGCGGGCGGCGTCGGGTCTGGCGGGGCTTCTAACGGTTATGCTGGAGGTACCGCCGTGACTGCAGCGTCCGGTCCAGGAGGCGGTGGAGGCGGCATAGGTGGTGCAGGAGGTTCCGGCTGTATAGCGTTGGGCGGTAGTGGAGGCGGTAGTGGAGGACTGGGTTTCACAGCCAAACAGACGTCTTCTACTGTTGTACTACCTGGAGGTCCTGCGTTGGGAGGACCGATCGGCGGTTCAGGCGGTTGGGCAGCCGGTGATATGAGTAGTCTCGGCGGCGGGCCCGGTGGTATCGGTGGTGGTGGCGGCGGGGGCAGTAGTTTTGCTACCGTCGCGACCCTCTATCCTGGACCTGGTGGCCCCGGCGGCGGAGGTGGAGGCGGAGGATGCTCATCCTCAGCTAGTGCCCCAGGTTACGCTGGAGGACCGCCCATCATGGTGCTCGAGTGGTAACGGGAGGTGCACATGAGTAGATTTATACAGAGTATTCGGACGCGCACTGACGGTGGATTCGACGTGATATACGACGAGGACGAGTCTGTGCGCCTTGCGTGCCAGGTATACGACCGCGACGGACCGCAGCACTTCACGTGGGCGGAGGTGCAGGCCGCGCTCCCGGAGAAACTCAACGCAGAGTTGCCTCCGCCGCCGGACCCACGCACGCCCGAACAGCGCAAAGACGATGAAGTTCGCGCCGTCCAGCAAGAACTGGCCGTGCTGGACAACGAGATATCCCGCGTGGAAGAGGACCTCGTTGACAAGATCGGACTCGTGCTCGCGGACTCGAAGAAGGCCGCGCGAGCGCGCAAGGAGGAACTGAGGGTACGACTGCGCGAACTAGAGCAGTAACGCGCGGAGGGAGTCGTACAACGTGCAGGACAACTCTGGAGACTCAGACGACATGATTCCCCGCGACGTCGGCAAGCTGTGGGGCGAGGTGCGCACGCTGCGTGCGTGGGCCGAGGGCAAGGTGCGAGAGTTCGAGGTCGTGCTGACCGGGCAGCAGGGCGACAATGGCCTGCGCGGAAACATCAGGGACCTCGCGGCTGACGTCAAGGCTCAGCACCTCGAGGTCGAGCGCGTCGATGCGGCCGTGAGTGACCTCGCCGACAAGTGCCGGCACTTCGTCGAGGTGGACCGTTACCAGCCGGGTGGTTGCCTGGGGGTCACCGAAGTGAAGAAGTTGAGGACCGAACTAGACAAGGAGCGCGAGAAGCGCGAGAGGGAGAGTCAAGAAATGCAGAAGCTCAGGATAGGTCTAATCACCGCAGTGCTCGTCGCCATGCTGACGACGGCCGGCAATGTTGCCGTGGCGCTCATCAACAAGCGCCCGGCTCCGGCCGCCTCTGCAATGACCACGACGACGCGCGTCGCGTTCCCCGACCAGCCTCCGATAGAGGTGGACTACTGACATGCTGTACACAGCACGCTTCGCTCACCTCGAGAGCGCACCCGACTTCAAGTCCGGCGACGTCATTCGGCGCGGCAACATCCTCGGCGTCATGGGCAACACGGGCAAGAGCACCGGTCCGCACCTGCACCTGGACGTAGTCTGCGGCGCGCGTGGCGCGCACTACTCGCAGCGCGACATTGAGTCCGGCGATCCCGCGCCAGCGCCGCAGCGCCAGGGTCTCTTGTTCATCGACGACGAGTTGTTCGGCGTGGCACTGCTCGTCACCACTGGGTACGCCGATCCTGACTACTTCTTCGTGTATGGCAAGGTTCACATGGGCTATGACGTGGTGCCGCACGACCGCAAGGTCGCGCGCGAGCACTTCGCCATCCACTGGAACCGCTCGGCGCCCGGTCGCGTGACTGACGTCGAGTGGGACCCCGAGGGCTACGGCCACTGCCTGTATGTGGCCTACGAGGTGGCGTGATGGCAGAGCGCAAGATGACCAAGGGCCGCGCGTTCGTCTACGGACTCGTGGCGCTCGTGGTAGTAGTGGTGATCGTGGCGCTGCGCGTGCCGGAGGACCTTGGCAACGTCGCCAGGGCGGCGTTCGCCGGCATCGCCGGGCTCGTCGGTCTGTACTCCGGCGCGCAGGCCGCGGACAATGGGTTGAAGGGCAAGTACTACCGGCCCGAACTAGACCGGTGGCATGAGGGCAAGTGAACAAGCGCGAGGTCCCCACGTTCGTGCCCGGGCGCGGCGTCGTCGTGCACGCGACCGTCAAGGAGCAGGTGCAGGAACTACTGTCTGGCGGTTACTTTGACAAGGCAGAGTCGGCGATCATTGGCGTGAGCAACAAGGAGGCGTACGACTGCAGGTGGGCTGGTCAACAGTTTGACTGCATGGCGCTCGTCGAGGCTGTACGCCATAAGTTATACGAGGAGGACTGATGCGATGGTCAAGGTGTGGCGTTTTATTACTGCTGTCGTGCTGCCTTTCGCTCTCGGCGCTCTCGCAGGAGTTGCCCTCTGCTACTTCGGCGGAGGCGGTCTCCGTGACGCCTGGGCCGACGTGCAGCGCCTCGAGCGAGCTAACAGCGCCGCTCTACGAGGACTCGAGCGAGCTGTCGAGGATGGCCGAGGAATACGACGCAATGTCGAGGGCGCTCAGGCGATACTTGACGGAGGCGCTGGATTTGCAGACCGACTCAGAGCTATCGGTGGCAGAATCGGTGCAGCAGCTCGAGGCCTCGATGAGTATATTGCCAGACTTGAAGAAGACCTTAGTGAGCTGCGAGCGGCGCGAGCGGACGCTGCGAGTGACGACATGGGCGGAGGCGGCGACAATAGCAGCACTGCTCCTGGCCCTGGTAATTAAGTGATGAGTCCCCGCGCAGTCAATACCGACTGCGCGAGGTATGTGTCTGGATCGCAACTTAATAGTTTTATAGCCAGTTCTCACGTGGTCATTCCTTGTCCTCCTCAGACTTCTTCTCATCTGCTCCTAGGCGACCCGCGTTCAAATATACAGCACCACAGTGAGTGCATACGTGGGTAGCAATATGCAGACCTGTCGTTGTGACGAGATCGCCTCCGTCTTCTATGAGTAAGGGTTTTGAACGACCACAGTTGCCACATATCATGGCTTGACCTCCTTCGGCTTGGATGCGGCGAGGGCGACGCGCTCGCAGGAAGTTCATCGCGCAGTCGAATGGTACATTGACCATATCCTGCATGTACTGGATCATAAACTCAGTTGACTTGTCGTTCTCGTCGCACCAGTCCATCGCGGCCTGGAGCCTTGCTCGGGTTGTGGCCTTCATTCTACTTCCCTCTGCGCGAGACGGGAGCGGAGAGCGGCGAGAGCACCGGTCACTGCTTCATCGTCAATCACAAACCCCTCGCGCATAAATGTACTTGTTAGGTACATGGCGTATTCAATGTATTTTTCAATTACCCATAATGGTCCATGCTCCTCGGCGCTCGGGACGGGTACTTGCCACTTAGTACAGAATTCGGCGGCAGGGCCTTCGATTCCTTCAGTAGCGCCAGAACAGTTTTGCTCCATGTCCATATCGAAAAATTGGCATTCAAAGTTCCGGCAGACCTCGCCCTCTTTCATCGTTCGGAGCTTTGCCTCGCTCGGGGCGGGCTGGGCGGGGGCGGCGAAGGACTTTACCGCCTCTACGGCTTTGCTCAGTTTATCCGCCGCTTGCTCGGGCGAGCCGTCCCAGTCGCGAAGGGCCTGGGCTACGGCGATTACCACGTCAATCGCTTTCACGATGATTTCCTCGCGGCTCTTCGCCGCTTGCGCGCCGACGTATAGACCTTCCCAAGGACGGATTGGGTATCGTGAACGCTGGCCTGTTTCGTCTCGCGCTGCTTAGGGGTCATAGTCTTCTCTTCGATCGCGACGTAAAAGTCGCGCAGGGCCGGATCGAGCTTGGTGTATTCTTCAGGGCCGATGATCTTTCCGGTTTCGATGTTCATGCTTTACTCCTTCGCCTCGCCCTTCTCGGACGTGGGCTTGTAGGACTCGCGGTCCTGATCGTCAGTGTAGCTCTCGCGATCTTGGCCTTCCGAGCCCTTCTCGGATGCGGAGGAGATCAGATCGGGGCAGTCCTTGATGTCCGGTGGCGGGCACGCGATACAGCCATAGCGATCGGAACATGCCTCGCCCTTCTCGGACGCGGGGGCGGCTGACTTTGGGCCTATTGCTATTCCGTGTCCACCAGGACCGCGCTGGAACTCAAGCTCTTCCGCCCCCTGTCCCGACGAGGAGAGGCGGTTTGCTATCGCCTCAAATCGAGCACACACTTTCTTCGAGCAATTACTCATCCGAGCCATGCCGCGCAGAAATGTCTCATCGTCCATGTTCAGATAGCACCCCGGCGCGTCAGTATCTTCTTTACTCGACGAGGAGAGGGCATCGAGGGCACGGTCGTGCAAGTCAGGATTGAGATAGCGTCCACAAGCGTCTTGTGCCAGTGCCTCGCGGATCGTGTCGGCGTGGGTCATGGTTTCTCCTTTTACTTCACAAGTAGGCAGTCGCCCTGCGTGTTGTACCCGTCATAAGCGCATGAACAGTGTTGTGTGTCGATACAGGTGTCACATATACACGAGCCATCAAACTCGCGTAAAAAACTGCTCGTGTATGACGATAATCTCCGGTATACTACGCTTTTGAGCCATTCGGACGGGCAACCTATATAGGTTTAATCTCACGCCACGAGTGTCAGCACAATGTACAAGGCCATAGTCACCACGCCCCACGGGCGAGTTTCCCGTGATGTACATAGTCCTATGACTATGATGACAAAACCCAACTCAACTGGACTGCTCAATAATTGCTTCATGCTTACTCCATCGAGTCATGTAACTCGCCCATGACAGCCTTACGCTTCCAGCAGGCGTGACGCACGCGCATCGTGCACGCGCCGTCTACGCCGTTGTGAGGCGCGTAGTCATCGCACGCGTCGCACAGGCGCTGTGCCGCGTCTCGCACGGCACACGCAGCAATGCGGGCTGTCTCAGTCTCTTTACTGCTGGCTACTCCCAGTGTAGCCCGCAGCGCCTCGAAGACCACCTCGCGGTCTTCCTTCTGGTATGTGTCAGCTACCAGCTCACGACTCACTCCATCATCGAACCAGATGCGCGCGCCACCGTGCTCGTAGCGCGCAATCATTAGCGCCTTCTCGGTCCTCTCGGGTCTCATGTCTATTGCCTCCTTATGCGATTGGAGCAGGGAGGAGTCGAACCTCCCGTGGGATGCCGTTCGCCCCGGTGTGTGGAGGCGCCGGGCGATTTGCGCGCTACTGAGCTGTCCCATGGACCCATTGCCCCTGCCCCGACGAATCACTGTGCCTTAGGCGTTAGTTTATTCCATGGCGTGCCACAGCCCTTCGTGCCTGGGCCTGGCGCGGTGGCATGCTTTGAGTTATTCTGTAGCGTAGTTATGCGCATCCATATAGGACACGCATCGTCAGCGTCGGGTCTCGCCTGTTGTGCCATTACTTGTCATCCCCTCTGCATAAGTGAAAGCGCGGCTCGTCTATGAAGTTAACGAGCTCGCGCACGTTGAGACTTGCTTGCACTAGTCCGCGTGTGAGGTCGTCGAGCGTTGCGTACTCGCGCTCTATCTGCTCGTCGCGCAGTACGCACAGGCAGTCGTCGAACGCCACGACCAGCACTGACGTGCCGCCGAGCTGCCAGTGCTGGCTCAGCCACTCATACTGGCCGGGCTTGAACGGTACGTGCATCGGGCACTTGATCCTCGATCGCACGCGCTTGAGCTCTATCCAAGCGGACGAGCGCCGCGTGCGCACGTAGATGTCGGGTATGCCGAGTCCCGTGGTGCCTGACTCTATTGCCTGTGCCTGCAGGCCCATCGACCTCGCGCCGTGGACCAGTGCCTTGCGCACGTCGCTCTCGCGAATCATGTTACCTCCTTGTATAGGTCTGCCCACTCAAACTCGGCAATGTCTGCCCAGTTGGGACCGATCTCGGCCTCAGCCTTTATGGGCACCTTCAGCTCGAGGGCGTGCTCCATTATGTACTGCATCTCCTCAGCCGCCTCTACGCCGGCGCGCGTCTTGGGCACGGACACGTCGAGCTCGTCATGCACGGTGATGTGTGGGTGCAGCGTATTGAACAGACCAGACTTGAAGCACTCCAGCATGGCCTTCTTCATTAGGTCAGCGGCCGAACCTTGCACGAGCCGGCAGTACATCGTATAGGCCTTCTTCGGGTCACGCAGGTGCGAGCGGCGCTTCAGGAACGTCCTGATATAACCGCGCCGGCGCGCAACGTCCTCTACCGCGCTTATGGTGGTCTTTATGTAGGGCGCGCGCGAGTGGTAGATGTTGAGTATCTCATAGGCGTACTCTATGTCCCAGCCGAACAGCTCGGCCATGTGTGCCGCGCCCATGCCGAAGGCTACGCCGAAGTTTAGGTTCTTGGCGTACCGACGCTTCAGGCCTGTCAGGTCCATGATGTACTGGTGGTAGTCCTGCGCCGAGTTTTGCCTGTACGAGGCGCGCAACTCGTCAGCGCCTGGGCCTACCGCGAAGTGCGCCATGAACCTGTACTCGATCTGTGAGTAGTCTATCTTGAGCCACCAACAGTCGTCGAATGGTATGAAGTCCTCGCGACAGAGCTGGCCCCAGTACTCATCGACGCCCTTTGAGGGCTGCTGTTGTAGGTTGGGGTTTGCGCCTGACAATCGCCCAGAACGCGTGCCCTTGAGCGCGCCCAGGTTGTCATTGCGCAGGTTGAAGAACTGTGGGTGTATCAGTCCGTCCGGGCACACGAACTTGACGTGCGAGCCCATGATGAACGTGTCGAGGTGGTGGCGGGCCTGGCGTAGTTCGAACAGCAGTTTGACGAGCGGTATCTCGTCCTTATACCGCTTGTAGAAGTACGCATTGATGGACGGGTTGCCACCCTTCGACCGCGACCCGTCAGACTTGAGTTCGGGCTTCGTCAGCGGGTACTGGATGCCCTGCTTGTCAAACAGGCGCGCCACCTGCTGCGTGCTGTTGTAGTTGAACTCGCCGAACATGCCGAAGAGCTGGTGTTCCATCTCCTCTATCTTGTTCTGTACGGTGAGGCCGTTGCGGTCGCGCTTGTCCTGGTCTATGCGCGTGCCGGTCTTGCGCATGAGTATCAGCACGCGCGTGAGCTCGTTCTCTAGGTCGAACAGGTCTACTAACTCCTGTTCCTCTAGCATCGGCTGCTGTATGTCGAATATGCGGGCGGGCAGGTCAACGTCGCCCACGCCGTACTCACGCACGAGCGACCAGGGCATCTTCCACAACCACTTCCGCGAGTCGCCCTTCAGGTTGTTGTCCTCACAGAACTGGTCAATCTTGGTCTTAGTCTTGCCTATATTCAAGTACTTCTTGCCCATGTAGTCTAGGTTGTACTCAGGTTGAGTCTCGTCGAGCAGCGCCTCCGCTATCTCGATGCTAGCGAGCTTGCCATTGACAGGAATCTTGTACTCACCGTTCTCTAGCCAGTCTATGTCGTACATGATGCTCTGGCCGAGCTTGGGCGTAGGCGCGCCCAGCATCTCGCGCACGTAGCGCTCGTTGCGCGCCCGCTCGGCCGCGCCACAGTCGTAGTGATGCAAGTTATAGTACTCGCTGAACCCCTCGCCGTCGCTGAGCGAGACGCCGAGTATGTAACCGTCATTGCGATACACGCCCGGGCCGAGTTCCTCTAGGTTCGGGTCGCGCGTCTCGACGTCGAACACGACGCGTCGCGCCCGCGTCAGGTCTGGATACTTGACTTCTTCCATACTAACTCCTGCGCGCAGCCTCTCTGCACGCCTTACAGCAATAACGCTTCGACCAGTGCGTCGTCATGAAAGTCTTGCCACAAGCCGGGTTCATGCACGTGCGCTCCTCTAGTCGCGCGCGACGAGCGGCCTGCACCGCTGCGTAGCACGCGTCAGAGCAGTAGTGACGCTTCGAGTCATTGGTCTTGAACAACTTCCTACAGCCCGGGTTCTTGCACTGGCGCTCAACCACGGGGCGCCTGTGATAACTCGACTTGCCGCTCTTGCCATACTTCACGCGGTGCGCGTCGCAGCAATACCGCTGGTAAGGCCTGTACGGCGTGAACATCTTCCCGCACGGACACAGCTTGCGGGCATGCATGAGCTCGTCTAGTCGACGCGTGCTCTCGGCGTCGTCAGCCTGCACGCTGGCCGCAGTTTCTCGCAATTCTGGCGATACGTTCAATATCATAATCGATCGCGCCCTCCGTCATTTTATCAGCGATTCAATATCAATGATTCTATACATTTTCTCAAATAGGTCGAGTAATTCATCGACCTAAAATATAATCTATAGAACCATTGATGTACTTAAAGATTTAGATTTTACCTCTATGGGCTGTGCGTCGCACTACTCTGTGCTTGTGACGCTCGAGGCGCTCTATCTCAAACATTATGTTGCACGCGGCGTGTGATAGGTGGAGTTGTTTACTCTCGTCATCGAGCGCCCGGCCGTCGAGCGCCTCATAGATGTGACGTAACATGGCGTCGTAGTGCGCGATCTCCGGAGTTGTGCGCCAGTCCTCGCTGTCTCCATGCTTGTTAATACCGAACCGTCGCACTCGCGCCACGGCCTTGATGAACGACGTGTACACGAGCGTCGGCTCATACTTGCCCTCTGGTTGCTTCACTTCTCGCCTCCATCAATGTAGACTGTCTTTAACCTCGCATACTTGAAGCGCGAGTACATAGGCACATGCGTCCTGCTCAGTGGGACCATGAGCTTGAGCTCGGCGAGTACCAACTCTACGTCGGCGATCTCCTCGCAGATGTGCACATCATTCCCGCCGCCGTTGCGTATTCGCTTCGTCACTTCCTTGGTCAGTTCGGCGAGCTCCTCTACTACCACCGTGAGTTGGTGAGCCTCACCGTTCTTGGCTATTATAGCCCTCAGCACGTCCTCGCGTTTCATGCGTGCAACCTCACAAAATCATCATAGCCATTCTTAGACGATGCATGTACGATGTGCAGGTGCTTCTTCGCGCGTGTGATCGCGACGTACAGGCAACGCAGCTCTGAGTCCGGGTTGCGCTCCATGTTGTTTCGCACGGCCTTCGTGAAGTCTAGCGTGAGTACCACGTTATCTGCCTCGCCGCCCTTGACACCGTGAATAGTGCTCACCGTCAGCGACCTATCGCGCAGGTTTGCACGCGTGCGAATGAGGTCGCGGTAGTACGCGATCGCGTCGTTGGTGAGTTTGAGACTGTCGTACCACGGGCGCGTCATGTCTGCACCGTCCTTTAGGAAGAGCTTCAGGCGGACCTCTTCTATGTCGGTGTACTTGCCACGCTTGCGCCCAGCCTCATACGCGTTTATCGCGTCAATCTCGCGCTGCGAGTACGACAGTTCATCCTTGTCCGTGTACACGCGGGCCTTGCCGCGCAGGTACTCGCGATATGGCGCCAAGAAGAAGTTGTTACGGCTCAAGAAGTACCACGACTCGGTCGCGTTGAGCGGCAAGTCGTCTAGGCTGTTGTAGAAGTGCACGTCACCCTCATCGCCGACGGGTTCAAAGTTCTTCTCCACGCGTCTGCTTATCATTCCCGACACGCGCTTGGCCAACACGAGAATCTTGCGCTGTAGTCTGTAACTCTTGTCGAGTACCTCCTGCGTGCTCGCGTTGAGGCGCAAGAAGTAGTCGACATCCGCGCCAGACCACTCATATATAGCCTGGTCATCATCGCCTGCTACATAGATCGTTCGACAGTTCTTGAAGGCTACTTCACACATGCGCCACTGTAGCGTCGTCAGGTCCTGCGCCTCGTCTATGATGGCTACATCTACCGGCAACGCCTCGCCAGCCTCCACGAAGCGTTCTATGATGTCGGTGAAGTCATGTTTCTTGGTGAAGTCTTTGTAGCGCGTGAAGTTATACTCCACGTCGCGCAGTACATGTGCATTCAAGTCGTTGGCGAATGCGCTAGCCGCTCGGGGATTGTTGCGCTTCATGAAGTGTGTGAACAAGTACTTATCATCGTTGTTGTAGAAGTCCTCAGTGTAGTAGCCCGTGAACTTCATGTCCATCGAGTCGGAGAACGCCTTGTAGTCCGACTTGCTCAACATGTCTGACTTGGCGTAGTCGCCTGCCCTAAACGCGATGGAGTGCAGCGTCCTGAAGTAGGGCATGTCCTCATCGCGTAGGTTGTACATTGACTTAGCCCGCTCTGCGCCCTCGTAAGTGCCCTTGCGCGTGAACGACACGAAGGCTATTCTGTTAGGCGCCGTGTGCTCTAGTTCCTTCAGCAAGATTGACATGAGCTTCGTCGTCTTGCCACAGCCCGGCGCACCAAAAATCTTGTGCACGTTGTCCACTGTACTCGTCCTCCTACTCACTAAAAGTCTGTGCTGCCCTGCTCATTGAACTTCGCCTTGAACACCTCTACGGCTATGTTACCGATGTTCTTCACGTCGCTCTCCGCTATCTCATACACGCGCAACTGCCTGCCGCCCTCGGTCTTTATTCGCGTCGGCGTGGCCTTGAAGTCGCGCAACAGGCCGTGCAATTCGCCCGGCGCGTAGTACCTGAAGCCCTTGAGTATGAACACATAGTCGCTCAGGTCGATGGTCCTGAAGTAGTAACGTGCGGTCTTCTGGTCATAGTATACGCGCTTGTTCAGTATCTGCTCGCGTGTCTGCGCCATGGCCCTGTCTGTCAAGAACTCCACGAACATTGACTTGAACAGAGCTATTGGCGTGGTGTCATCCTCCTGGTCTATGCTCACCACTTCCATGCTCGCGAGCGCCTGGTTTATCAGTTTGAACCACTCGCTCTGCTTCACCTTGACGGGCAGTACGTGCAGTTCCCTGAAGCACAGGCGCAGGAACGCGTCTTGCCCAATGATGTCGGCCTCGTTCTTAAACCGCAGGGTCTTGAACCCCTCGTCGCTCGGAAGTTTCACCTCCCACTCGTAGTAGGGCTCGTACGCCTTGACCTGTATGAGTTTGCCATACTCTAGCTCAGAGAAGTAACCACCTTCCTTGCCTATGCCAAAGTCTCGAGTCTTGCACACGTTCTTTCGACAGAAGTCGCAGCACGGTGCGTCATTACACTTGTAGGCATAGTCCTTCTTCCTGAGCGAGCTAATGATCGTGCCCTCGACCTCGTCGCGCGAGAGCGGCGCGGTCATGGCGTCGTTGAGCTCGAAGAGCTTCTGTTCCCAGAACTCTGGGTCCATCTTCTTGAGGTACACGCCGAAGGAGAACAGGTAGTTGTTGCGTCCGCTGTTCTTGTCCATCATGTTGAGCAGGCTAATAGTCTGTAGGCACGGCGGGCCGTTGCGATAGCTCACCTCGCCCAGGAATGTGTTGACGTCGTTGAGCGACTTTCGCTTAGTCTTTATGTAGGTCAGCGCCTCGTCTAGGCTCAGCGCCTCGCCGCCGCGCACAGCGTACTGCCGCGTAGCCTCTGCGGCGTAGTAGGGCAAGTTTATCCAGTTGCCCGAGCCGCTCTGGCCTACCTTAACCTGCTTGGGGAACACCTCTATTATCCTGTTGAGCTTGCGCTTGACGTAGAGGTCGAGGCCGAGTAACATCGTCATGTGGTTGAGCGCGCCGATGACACTCCTAGCCTGCACAGGCTGCTTCATGAACATGTACAGGTGCAGGCCGCCGCTCTTCGACTTGAACGGCACGAGCGGAAAGTTATTCTGCTCGATCGCCGTGATGTAGGGCGCCAGGTCTGCATCGTACACGTCAATGTCTATCACGCCAAACTTGACGTTGCCTGACTCGTCTATCGGTATCACGCCCAGTCCGGTCTTTCCTGCCAGGTGGTCGCGGTACTGGTCGAGCGTCAGCAGTCTATTAGTTACTGTGCTGTTCTTGCCATTCTCTTTGCCAGAGTCACTGAATGCGTACTGGTGCACGCCGTAGCTGTGCGTGTTGCCAGCGAAGGCGTCCATGAATGACGCCAGTTGCAGGGACTGGACTTCGTCGCTCATAGCCTGCCTTACTTGAGGGCGCTCATGCACCAGAGCTGGAATGGCGTCACTGATGCCTGGGTTACCCATGCGGCGCCTCGCCGATGGCAGTCTTCATAGGCCAGTAGTTCTCTGAACCAGCCCTCAACGTCGTAGTCGCACAGCCTAGGCATGCGGGCGCCAGTCACCGGGCGCGAGTCGGCCACAGCCTTCACTGCCGCCCAGTTGTGGTCGTACGCGTGCATGCTCGTCGCGTGGTGTCTGTAGCAGCCCATGCGCAGGTCTGGGTACGCCCAGCGCAGGCGCACCAGCGCGATCTCCTGCACGAGGGTGAAGAATGGCATGTCATAGGTCAGGCCGAACCACACGTCGTTCGAGCGCATCGAGGCTATGCAGTGCAACGCGCCTCGACGAATCAGGAGCTGCAGGAACATAGTGCACGGGTTGTCATTGGATGGCCGCGCATCGCCGGGCGCGTATATGACCATCACGGCCTTGCGCGACGTCGAGTCGTGCGCGAGCGTCGCCATCGCGTACTCGAACTGCTGCGCGAATATCCTCGCGCCGTACGCAGAGTTGACCGTGGCGCCGTCGTCACTCACCTTGTTCCAGAACTTTGAGTAGTGTGATATGAACTTCAGGTCGGTGCGCAGGCCCAGGTAGAAACAGAGCTCGCCCACTAGGTACCGCAGGTCTATGCCGCGGGCGGGACACATCACCAGGCGGTCCGTCGGGTCGTCTAGCTCTAGCGTGACGTCGAGCAGCTCATGCGTGCCTAAGCCCCTGGGACTCACCACCTCGCTATAGTTCACTAGCTCGGTGCAGAGTTGCTTGTAGAGTTCGTCAGCGGACTCGCGCCTTATGTACGTGTTGAGCACGTCGTGCCTCCTGTGTATGGACGATG